TTCTTGAACACTCCTCAACTCTTCAACAATCTTATATAATTCAGAAATATTAAGACTTTTCTCTTCAATTCTTTTATCAATTACAGATAAATCTTTTTTCAAATCCTTAATAGGATTATCATAATATTTTACTTCGGGAAGGTTATCAATTTCTTCTTTTAATCCTTCAAAATAAGTTGTAAGAAGTTTATTCTCATGATGATTTTTCTCTTTAAAAACATCTATTTCTTTCTCAATATTTTGCTTGGTCTCATTAAGCTTACTTAATACATTTTTCTTTAATTTCCTATCATCATCCTTAAATTGATCGTGATGATCCCAAATTCTTATAGCAGCTTCTTTTAATTCCTTATAAATCTTATCTTTAGTATCTACTAAATCTTCATTAAGTTTTTTAATATCTACCTTTGATTCAAATTCTTTAGTTTCAATAGTTTCTGAAAGTTCATTAACTTCCCTGTCTATTCTATTTTTAATAGATTTTATATTATCTCCAACTTTTATAAAATCATCATCAATTACACTAAAAGTCTTTCCAATCCAAGAGAAATCTGGAACTTCATTAACTTGATTAACCCATTTTGGGAAAGTTGGGATTTCATCCCTAATTACCTGAAGTTCTTCTTTTATAGTTTGAAGTTCTTCTTCATAATACTTTGGTTCAGGAAGATTAGTTATTTCCTGTTGAATAAAATCTATCTTATTCTCAATATTCTCTACTTGCTCATCATAATATTTTATCTCTGGTATATCAGCAGCATTTTGATTTATTTCTGTTCGTACTGAATCAATCTGTTCATAAATTGCTTCTATTTCATGTTTAGGTATCTCTGCTCTTACTCGATTTATTTCCTCTTCAAGTGCTTCTAATTCTTTATCATAATATTTAATTTCAGGAATATCTGGAATAGATTCCCTAACATTATTAACCAGACGAACTAATTCTGACCATTCAGGCGCTTTTACAACATCTGTTACTTCTAGGAAAGCATTTCCTTCTGCATCATCAATAGTTTGATTGTCCTCTTCTATTACTTCAGGACTAGTAAACTCTTGAATTGATGGTAATTCTTCTTCTGTTAAAAAATCACTAATAGATGGCAAATCATCTGAACTGTCAGAATAATCTTCTATTGAAGGTAAGTTTTCGTCATTAATATCTGACATTTCTATAGTATGAGTATCTAAGGTACTTTGGGATTTCTCTCCCCCCTACTATTTAGATGTATTTTGACCTTTCAACAATTTTTGTAAATCTGCTGTAGATCCTACAAATAAAGCATTATTAACTGTAGTTGGTCCCTTAGTTTCTTGTTCTTCATTAACATCTTTCAACTTCTTCTGAAGATCCATCAATTTATCAGTTGCATCAGAAACACTCTTAATCAACTGACCTGCTACTTCATATGCTCTAGGCATTTCACTCTCTTGAGCAAGTTCAAGAATACCATTAATTGCCTCTTGACCTTTTTCTATTATAGAATATAAATTACCCCTTGTATATTCATAATCCTTTTCGATATCGTCTTTAGTTAATCTATCAGGTTTTTGTATACCCACAGATTCTGTTTGTTCAACTATGACATCAGTTACATCATGCATGGATCATTCCCTAAAATACACTTCCATCAAATCCAAAGTCATCACCAACCTCAATAAGATCTGCATCCGCACTAGTGATCTCATATACTTTTGCTCCTAAAACATGCTCTTGAGCAGTAGTATTAAATTGACCCCTCTTGACTGTTAAGTCATTTCCAGAAATCTTATCAATATAAATGTTCTCCTGACCAACGTAGATATTAGTATTAACTGTAAGTGCTTCAGCATTATCTACTGTGATAACAGTTTCAGTCAAATCAACATTCTCAGACAAGAATGTCTTATCATCACCATCATAATCCTTAGTTGCCTTAGGAACAACACTATAAGTAACATCCCTATCATATGCACCAGTTGCTCTGTTACCAGCAATATATCCAATTTGAACCTTCCTAACAACGTCACTAGATACATCAGTAACAGGACCATATAGGTAAGTTTTAGCAGTAAATCTTAAAGTATAAAGAAGTGCCCTTCTAGTATCGAAATTACCTTCATAATCATCTTCCATAGTAACTGAATCAAGATTAACAGCTACATCTTTTTTATCATTTGCATTATCACCAGTCAGAAATTTAATAGGAATTTGATATGCCGGTTGAAAATAAGGAAGAATTTGTTCTATAATTTGTAATGCATCATCATTCAACTTTGTCATTACACTTAATTCAATATTCATATTATATGGAACTGGAAGATATGCTTTCTTTACTTGGGTTCCATCACTAGGATTAGTTACATAGAATTGTTGTGTCTGAGTAGATTTTCTAGTAGGATCATATTGTAAACCATTGAATTCAAATGACATTCTTGGAAGAGTCATCTGAATGGGTTTATTTAAATCTGCTTGCTGCTCTAGTCTGGCAAGAAATTTTTGAGTTGGCCCATAAGCAAGAGGAACTTTGATAACACTTACTGTATTATCATTATTCGTATGCTTGATCTCCAATCCATTGAAAAGAGAACCAAAAGATATAATAACAGATCTAAAAATCTCGTTATAAAAATACTCAAACATCGTCCTATTCTAGGGGGATATAATACTATTTAACAACTTTTTAACTAAGGCATTCCAAAAGGATTGGTCTGAGTGAAATCTATAATATCATCTGCTGCTGATTCTATTACATCATTATCTGCAAATGGATCTACCAAATCATCAGTATTAACCTTCCTAATTGTATAAGTGGCTCCAGAAGATTGTCCTATAATTACTTCCCCACTACCAAATGTTCCAGCAACAATCCCAATTTCAAGTTGATTATTATCAGCATCCCATTCCTTAACACGTGCCTCAGTTCCACTATCAATTCCTTTAACAACTTCATTAAAGAGGAATGTTCCTTTGCCCATAGTGGCACCTACACCAGCAGGATTTTGAACTGTTACTATACCAACATGAGGTTGAGCAGCACTATATCCAGTGCCAGGATTGATAATATATGCTGTAGTTAGTATACCTGCTACATTAGCATGAGCGATACCATATGCATAATGAGCAGTAGGACCACTAAATGCTGTTCCAGGTTGACCAAAGGTAATAGTTGGATTAGCAGTATATCCAGCACCAGGAGTACTTGCGATACTAATAGTTTGAATAGATCCAGTAGTTGTAGCAATTCCCACAGTTGCTGCTGCTCCAACACCACCTCCACCTTGAATAGTTACAGTAGGAGCTTCTGTATATCCAGAACCTGCATTAGTAAGTAAAATAGCAGCAACTTTGCCTCCAAACAATCCATCACAATTAACAAAATCATTAGTTATAGAAGCAACACCCACCGCGGTGGTTCCACCTGCAGGAGCAGAAGAGAATCCAATAATAGGTGGCATAGTATAACTATTACCCATATTGGTTATAGTAACTCTATTAATAGCACCACTGCTTGCTATAGAAACTGATGCTGCTGCAGTAGTAGCTGTTCCTATTAAAGTAAGAGTTTGAATATAACCTAGTTGTTCTATCTCATCATCAATAGTATCAATACCAGTATCAATAGTTTCATCCTCATATCTATAGAGTTCACATCTCAATTGATAAACATAATTCTTTCTTAATTGATAAAAAGGTTGCTCATGCTCTACATACTTAATTTCAAATAACCTATCGCCTAAAGGAAAATATATAAGATCTCCTTCTTTAGGTCTAGTTGATAACTCAACATTAGGTAAATTCTTAATTAAAGGTTGAATATAAGTTTCCCATCTATCTCTTGAAATAATCAAGGTAAGATCATCTTGCTCTTGTATTCCAAATTTAGAAAGAATAGTTCCTTGACCACCATATCCCTCATAATTATCAACATATGCTTCTAATGGATATGCATCATCAAATTTTGACTCAATAACTTCTTTTATAACAGTAGCTTTGGAAACATATTTACGAGGCATATAATAGCATTCCACGCCATACATCTTCAATTGTTCATCTATAAGATTCTGAAGTAGTCCTTGTTCGCTTTTCGAACCATTAAGGAAGTATGGATTAAGTACCATAATCTTAACCTATCAAATCTAAAGGTGGAAGTTCATAAGTACTGAGCATGCTTTGCTTAATTTCATCAATTTCTCTTTGACCATCATCATAAAGTTGTCTTCCATTAAATTCAATACCACCAGGAAGTTTTACACCTTGGAATTTAATAAGATTTTGTCCCCATTGCTTCTTAAATAATGCAGTAGTATAAGGCTTTAAGAACGAATCATTCCACACTCTTGGAAAATCAGCAGGATCTACAGTCCTCCAACAATCAATGATAATAAAATCACCAGCATTAATGTCACTCCAATCAACATCCATGTACAATCTATCTTGTCTCTGATTAAATCTAATTTGCTTATGAGTATTTAAGAGGAAATTCATAGTTTCCAAATAACTCATTGTCATAGAATATGATAATAAGTCAGTCTGTCCCCAGTAATAAATATCATTCAAAAATAATTGATATTTAAAACTAAACATGTTGCTAACGTTCATTGATTGAGCGTTATCATATTGAAAGATTTTATTAATTCCTATAACTGCATTGGGAATAGGTATATAATTACTATTTTCGTACCAATTAAAATCTGTACTCCCCTTAGTGGGCATACTTTGCGTAACAGTGGTAGTTGTTATCCCTGTTTCTGATTTGCCAGATGGAGCTCCAGGAGGTCTTGCTTCTCCTCTCAAAATATCGTCATCTGTTATCTGATATTTCAAATAACACTGTTGAACCCCATCAAAATGTCTTTCATAAAAGAATTGCAGAGCATCATCAATCAAATCTTCGCACTGCTCTGAAGCAAGGTTAATGTCCAACACAGGAGCACCTAACTTCCTTAGCACGTATTCTTTAAATTCGGTTCGTGTAGTAGGTTGCGCCATTTAACACAAGTATCCTTTGATATATTTATGGTGCAGAAGAAACTCCTGATAGAACTAATACGTTTCCAGAAGCAATCCTATAAGTAGATGCTGCTGTACCAGCTCTTGTAAATGTAACAGCAGTACCTGGTAAAATCTCAGCAGAATGTGTATGAGCAGTTCCTATAGTAATAGTACTAGTGGTGACTGCAATACCTGTAACATAGATATCTGACAATGCAGACCCCACTGACATTGAATCACCAACTGCTACATCTGTTACTTTATTAACTATAAAATTAACACTTCCCACCCCTACAGTATGTCCCACAGCTACGCCAGTATTGAGGATAGTATCTGTAGCACCACCTGCTTTAACTAAAATATCATAATCATATCTACCACCTGCTAATCCATTAGTACCACTAGCATCTAATGAAATCTTAAATTCTCCTGCCGCTGCACTTGTAAATCCAACAGTAAAAGTAGCTGCTGCTATAGTTGTGGATCCTGTTCCAATGCTCTTCCTCATCTGAGAAGAACCACTATAATTAGTAAAATCAAAATTAGTTTTATCTGTATTCTTAACTTTAAAAGTTTCCTCAAAAGTTGCTCCAGTGTTAATAGTTACATTGGCACCGTAGGAAACCCCAGCGTTAGGATCAAAAATGATGTTTTTATTAGCCATTTGCCTCTAAAAAAGTTTTAAGCATAATTTTAATATCTTTTAAATCACCCTTCACATCATCCAAATCACCTTCAAGTGATTCTAATCTTTCTTGATCTGCAAAAAGTTTATTTCTATTGTGAATATACTTTTGATAATCAGAAGTGTTGGTATTCACGATAGCTCCCGTAGAAGTATCTTTATAAAAACCATCATGATCCTTGACTTTAATTAATGCCATTATGCTAATGCAAGGGCTCTAAGATTTCTCACTTTGGGAACATAAGCTTGATTGGTACTGGTTCCAATAATCTTAATCCTAAATGAATTATATGAAGGCAATCTATCTATAGTAAATTGCATTTCTCTAAACATACCTTGCGATGGAACTGGTTGAAAAGAATCAGTCCTAGCAAACGACTTATCTGACTTTCCATCACTGTTAGCTTTATTAATAATCACTCCTTCTCTGTCTTGATTTAAATTACTAAATCCAGGGAAAGGAGTAAATATGACTTCATCGACTAATGTATTCTGATCCAAAGCATAGAATACTCTTAAATCATTAGAATTATTCACATAAGCATCTAAAATAACCTTTAATGAAGTGGAAGGATTCTCAAGTGCAATATTCTTACTAACATAGAAGAATCTACAAGGATCATCAGGTACACCTTTAACCTTATAATTGGTAGCAAAATTATCTATAGGAGAATTAACCCTATTTGTGATAAATTTACACGATGCTTGATCCAAATCGATCATAGGAGACAATTTTGGATTTCCAGTACTCAAACTCATATTCACAGTAAGAGATTTATATCCAGGAAGGGATCCCAAATAAGTTTCTTCATTAATTCTAGAAGCAACAATTCTTGGAGAATCAAAATAATTAGGCTGATTAATAGTAATATCTTGGAATCCCTTATCTACAAAGGAAGATTCAATTCCATCAATACTAGTACCACTTACTGTTCTGATGGCTGCAGTCACATTAGTAGCAGTTGGTGCTATCACATTAAAGCTCGGTATTACTTCCTCAAATGGGATGTTATATGTTGCTTTAGCATTAACCCCTCCACTAGATTTAGTGCTATTAAAATGAAGTGATGGCAAACTGCCTGCTGCACCTGTTCTATTCTCACCATTACTAGCCATATCAA